GTATTCTATTTTACTTTTCAGTGAGCTAGAGTATCAAGGTTTAAAGGTGTCATATATGACATTCTTTAGTATTGAAGGTCTCTTCAGAACGAAACCGATGACAAGGTGGTATCTGGGTTACCAACGATCGGCTTAATGCTATGTTATATTGAAAAATTGTACATAAACATTTTGCTTAAAGTCTTCTCCCTAAAAGGGAAACCAAATAAAAAATAAATTTTATGGTTTATAAAGACCCTATATCGGATTTAACAAAATCGGATTTACTTAAACTCTTGAAAAAGGTTAAGAGATCGGATAAAATTAAATCTCAAAAAAAGGCTATTGCTGAAATGATAGGCAATAGTAGAGTCGTGAAATCGCCAAAAATCCGAAAGGTATATTTACCTTCTATGGATTCAGGAACTAACACTGTCAATTCTATAAATCCTAGATTTGGTGAGATAGTGCAGGATACAAGTATCTTTGTTAAGGTACTTCAAACTCTTCTCGAAAGTAATATATTACTCCTAGAAAAGAAAGGAATAGTTGTAGACTCTCGTCTCAAACTATTGAGCATTGATGATTGTTTGAAAGAAATTATTCATTTCCATAACAATCTTGTAAGACACAATAGAATTCCATTCTGTTTTACGTTTTACAAGGAGGTAACTAATTATTGTATTCAATTGTTAGAAACCCCAAGGGAGAGACATAAAGATGTCCTCACTCCTCGTACTTCTACGGGGGTAATAGATAGGTGGCCGACGGCTTTTCAGTCGTGCAGACCACTTTTCTTCAATGCTAGAGATCGAACAGAGATAGGCCACGTTTGTGACCAAATCTTAAGATCCCTCCTTAACATTCACCGATTATGTGAAGATTTTAAAGATATATCCTTAGAATCTATCACTAGTCCTTCTAATCCCATTTGTCCTGATTTTCTCAAGGACTTTGAGGAGTTTGTTATTAGTAAGTTTGCTAATAACAACGTTATCAAACAACCAGTTTGGAATACCAAACTGAATATTGATCAATCGAAGAAAGGGCCTAACGGCGAACTTGCCTACAAATCCTCAAAGAAGGAGGCTTTTAAGCTTCTCAATACAAAGAGGTTCTCACTTAGATTTAAAAATTTATGTGAATTAACTGGTAATGAAGACTTATACAAATATGTATTAGGTCAATCAAAACATTACGAGGTTTTATTGCAAGAGGCATTTGAGTCTCGTCAACCTAGCAAGAGTAAAATGACTTTCAAGGAATTCCGAAAGGAAAAACTGGAGGAAATTAAACTAAGGAAACTAGTCGGGATCCCGGATTCGGGACACAAAGCTAGAACCATCGCGATAGTTGATTATTGGACTCAAACAATTTTGGAGCCATCTGAACGACATCTCGTTCAGGCAACTATGAAATTGTACCCACAGTCTTGTGACTACTTCTCTCATTCTAAAGGATTCAATAGAATGTTTGAAAGGTTGAAAGTAGGTGACGTGTTCTACGATTGTAGTAACTGGACAGACCGCTTTCCCGTGGAGTTACAAGAAATTGTTCATAGAAATATGTTCAATTCCGACATCACTCGATGTTGGCTGGATTTGGTAGTCAAGTGTCCATGGATTGTGGAGAATTCTACACAAACCGTGAGATACGCTAGAGGTCAAGGGATGGGGACTCGTGGAAGTTTCCAGATAGCCCAACTGACTTCGTGTCTTCTAATGGATTACATATATGTAAAACACTATAGGATTAAGCATAACACCAAATATTGGGGTGAGGTTGGAGATGACATGGGATGCCATGATCCTGAAGGGCATGTTCTTGAAACTTACAAGTTTCTTGATATACCGATCAATCTCTCGAAAACTAAAACATCCACAGATGAAAATCTATGCATGGAATATGTTTCCAGAAATGTCAACCTCGGCAAAGACGTGAGCAGGATCTCTGCTCGAACTTGCCAAGCCTTGGAGAAGAACTTGTTAGATATAACAAGTTTAGTTCTTCACCTTCATGAAAGAACTGAAGAGTTCGATTATGAATTGCTTTTTAAAAACCTTAGATCTTTGAAAACTTCAAAGGATAACCCACGATGGAAATTCCGTTCATGGGAGATACTATATAAGACACTTGTTCTCAATAGTATTGTATATCCAGATGACATTCTTGGATCACTCGCAATCCCGTTGTACAAAGCAATCAAGGAAACTACGATTGTAAATAAAGAATTAATTCTTTTCAGCG